GCCTGGTACCCGGCGGCCAGGCTGTAGAAGAAGGGCGCCTTCACCTTTGCATAGGGCCGCTCGGGCACGCGGAAGCGGAGCCCGGTTTTCTCGCTGATGGCAGCAAGCACCATCGTCATGTCGACATGGCGAAGGTTCATCGGCATCGGGTTCGCCAGGATCGCCGCCAGCTCTCGGCACATCAGCATCTGCTGTACGCGGTTGGCCGCCGTGCAGCGCTCCACGTAGCCGATGAAGTGGCGCTGCAGCGTCGCCTCGTTGTAACCGATGTCGAGCGTCACCAGCCCCTTCACCGGGGCGTCCGCCTGGATGGTGAACGAGGCGCGGCCCGGGCTTTTTAGCTCCAGTCGCACCTCGTCCTTGACCAGCGGGTAAGCGATGCCGCCGATGGTCAGCACCTTGTGGAGCTTCATGCTCATGAGGAACCGCCCAGGTAGTTGTCCAGCTTCTTCAGCGTTGCCTCGAAGCCGGTGAGCTCCTGTCCTGGCGCAGCTGCTCCGTCGCCGGCGGCGGTGCCGGTCGAGCTGACCGCCTGCCCAGGCGCGGACTGGCTGGTGACCGCGTTGGGCTGGCGGCGCTTCTCCACCCGCTCGGGGTTGGAGAGCTTTTCCGCCAGGGTGAACTGCACGCGCCACGCCGCCAGGGTGTCGTCCTCACGCGCGCTGACGCCATCGGAGAACTGCACCTGGCGTACGCCGAAGGCCGTGGCGGTGTCGTTAACGATGCGGTATGTCTTCAGCTGGCCGCCGCCTTCGGTGGCCTCGGCCAGGCGCATCAGGTCGCGCAGCTGCACCTGGTCGACGAAGGGGATCATCAGCGAGACGGTCAGCGTCTTCGGCTTGAAGCCCTTGTGCGCCGCCGTGCTGTTGCTCGTCTGCCCAGACATGTCGTCGCTTTCGATGCGCAGGTTGGCCGTGATCTTCAGCCCCTTGCCCCGCACCTTTTCACCGTCGAGCAGCAGCGTCATAGGCCCACCAGCTCCCGTACAAAGCTCAGCCCATCCAGCGAGCCCACCAGCAGCAGGCCCGCGCTCAATACCCATTCATGCCCGGGCGCATCGCCCTCGAGCAGCTGCCGGCGCAGCTCGCTGGCATCACCAGGGCCGATCAGCCGGGCGCGCATGCTGGTGTCGGCGCTACCGTTGGCCAGCAGTGCCTTCAGGTCCGCCAGCTGCTGGTCGCGACCCTGCTGTTGGCTGGCCTTGCGGCTGGCCAGCGCGGCGAGGTCCGCCATCGGCGAGCTGTCGGCGGCGTAGCTCTCCAGCACTGCCAGCTGGCCGGCGATGGATTGCTTGGCCGCCTTGGTCACCGTGCAGCGCTCCAGCGGCAGCGCGCCCCAGCGGGGCAGGGGGCCGGCGCTGGGCATCTCCCACTTTTCCGCCTCGAGGCGCGACAAGTGCCGGGCACGACGCTCGGTGCGTACCAGGTCAGGTACCGGCAGCAGCGCATTGAAGCGCGACAGGGTGTCGGCCAGCTGGTCGAACCGGGTGGAAAGAAACAGCAGGGAAAGGGCGTACTGCGGGCCGCTGGGCTTGCCCTGGTCGGATGGGTCCACCAGCTTGCCGGCGAGCTGCTGCAGCAGGTTCGGCACCGACAGGAAGCGCTGGTTGCCGCGCCCCTGGCCGATGCCGCTCTGGAACGGCGTCACCGCCAGGCACGCAGGCGCCTCGCCCAGCTGGCTGCCCAGCGCCGCGCGCCCGGTGGCGATCGCGCCGGCGGCAGCACCGCCGACCGGTCCCGGATTTGTGGTGGCCAGTCCGTCGAGCCCGGCGAGCCGCTGCGCCGTGCTGGCCAGTTCGCCGCCGGCGAGTGTCTTGGCGTCGTCAAGCTCTGCCATCCACTGCGTGGCCTGCTCGGGCCAGCGCATGGTCACCGGTGCCCAGGTCATGCAGGCAGCTGCTGTTGCAGGCCGCTCGGCAGCTCGTCCCAGTTGACCGGCGTCTCGATGATTTCAGCCGCACGCCCAGCGGCGAGAAGGCCAGCCGCCTCGAGCAGTTGCACGCCATCGGCGGTAGCCGGGTCGCCTAGGTCGATATGCTCAGCCGAATCGACGTCCTTTTGATACGCGCGAATCATGGCGGCCTGATTGCGCGCCTCGATTGGCGCAGCCGGATCGTCCAGCGAGGCCATTTCGATGGTGACTTTTTCGACCGTGGTGAAGCGGGCACGGAAGGCGCGGCGAGTGATTGTCGAGCCGTGATCAACCGGGGGCGGCTCATAAGCTGGAGTTTCGACTAAGCGATAGCGGTCGGGGTAATGCTCCGACACGAACGCCAAGTCACCGACCACCACATTCACTACGGCGCCGGCGGCGTCCAAGATTTCAAAACGGGCCATTATTCAAGTTCCTCGAACCATTCAATCATCACGAAACCATCGCCACCGGGGGCCGCGCTGCTTTCGGTGGTTGCACCACTGCCACCACCTACCCCCGGTACGGTTTTGCGTAAAGTGGAGGCGCCTTGTCGGGCGCCAGACCCAGCAAACAAACCCGCTCGGGTGGTATTGGTCGTGCCTGTCTCGATAGCAGCGCTACCAGAGCCAGCCGGGTACACGCTGTTTGACGGGGTGGCAGAGCTATTCGGCCATAGCATTCGTGATTGATATGCAACGCCCGCAGTTCCGTCTGCAGCATGGGGGTAATCGGCCTCCGTTACGTCGCTTGCTGACACGGACACGTTGGTTTTCGATGCGGAGCCTCGCACAGCGGACCCAGGCAACGTGATGGCTTTCTGTGTTGTGGAAACTGCATCACCCGACGGGCCGCCAACGCCAGCGCCTCCAGTAAGGGCCGTGGAAAATCCTGATGTTGCAGCTCCAGACGGATGCCCGACGCCCTTGATGGCTACTGCCCCGCCGCCGGTCAGTGCCTCTACGCCCGTGGTGGTAGCGGTGGTAGTGGCAGAGCCTGACCCACCGCCCTGCAGGTTTACGTCACCGCCCTCGGCCAGCCCGCCAACAGCTCCATCTGCGGTTCCAGTGCCGAGCGGCTTGGTCTTTCCGCCCTTTCCGCCGCGCGCAATCAGAGCTAGGCCGGGGCCGCTGACGGTCGTATTGCCACCGTCGTTTCCATTCGTCCCGGCAGTCGCGGGCGGGGTGCCGCCGGCTCCGATAACGATAGTGAGCTGGTCGCCTGCGTTAAGTCGCACCTTCTTCTGCGCCATACCGCCGGCCGCGCCACCTGTTGCGGCAGTGCCGGCACCTGTAGGCGCCCAAGCCCCCGATCCGCCGGGCCCGATGGCGGTAACAAGGTACACGGCCGATACCGGCGCAACGAACGTGCCGGATTTCCAGAGCGGGCGCTCCTTGAAAATGGCCTTGCTGCCGCCCTGCGCCGCCTTCAACGAAATAGGCATGCGTTAAACCTCCCAGCCAGCGCCGTTCCAGACGACGATGACCTCTGCGTTAATGTCCAGATAAAAGCCCGTATCGGTGATGCCGCTATGGGTGATCGTCTCACCGGCTGAACCGTCCACCGTCACCAGCGGTTGTGTAGCCGCAGCCACCTTCACGAACGCCACGGCGGCGCCAGTCGCCAGGCCCGCAGCGGGCGGCAGGGTTGCCGTGGCCGCATTGCTCAGCAGGCAATAACGCGCGCCAGCTTCAGCCAGGAACGGAGCCGCCATCGGTATGGCCGCCGCGGCAATGGCGCCCCGGGGTACCCAGTCGATCGGCTGCGCATCGTTGCCGGTACCCACCGCCACGTCGCCGGTGGTGCCGCCGGCCAGCAACGCCGTGTCCAGCTTTCCGGCCAGTTGCCCACTCAGGTCGTACTGCCAGGTCTCTGCAGGAATGGTGACCCCCGTCAGCTCTTGGGCCCCGTCGAATACCACCAGAAAGTTGCGCGTCAGGTTGTTGCCCGTCTGCAGCGGCGGGATCTCCCGGCGCTTTTGTTGCAGCGGCACATAAGCCACTGCGAACAGCACACCCTCGGTGCTGACGAGTCCGATCCAGTTGAAGTCCCAGTCGCCCACATCGCTGCCCAGCGATAGGCTGTACACGACCTGGTTCGGTGACAGGTACGCCTCTTTGGTCACGCTGCCGTCGAAGACGATCTGCTCGGCCGAAGGCATCGCCGATTGCCGATCGACCGGCTGGCCGGCGTCCAGGCCGGGAACATTGGCAAGCACGAAGCGAGCGATCGCCAACGCCTCGCGCGCTCCCTGTTTCTGCGCGATGAGGCTTTCGCCTGCGAACGTAATACTGGCCCCCATAAGGCGCTCCTATTGCTGGGTGGCGACCAGCGTCTGCTGGTCATTGCTGTATTCCATGACGGCCGTCCGGATGCGGAGCGTGCCGACGTTGTCGTGTGTGGCCACGATCTGTTCCTGGTCGTTGCTAAACTCCATCACCGAGATCCGCACCGCCGCGATGGATGTGCCCACGAACTCGTACCGCCGGCAGGTCCGGCCATACTGGTAAATCAGCAGATCCAGCAGCGTTGGGTTGGCCGAGAGTTGCGAATCGCTCAGGTGCAGTTGCACCACGTCCCAGTCCCGATCGGGCAGGCGCTCCTCGATGCGCACGTAGCCCACGCCAAGGCGTCGCATGATTCGCTTGAAGCCGGCGACGGAGCCGGCGTCCACCGCGTTGACGAAGGCGTGTTTCACGCGCAACCGGTAGAGCGCCTCGGGCTCGCCCTTGAAGCGGGTGATGTCCCGCTGCCAGGCCAGCAGGTCCAGCACCACCAGGTGGCAGGTGTCCGGGTCCATCTGCAGCAGCGGCCAGCGCAGCCAGCCCTCGACCTTTGCCCACCAGGACGTGGCCGCTGCCTTGAGCTTGGTCAGCTCGGTACCGGCGAGCCAGAAAGGCAGCTCGAGCTTGATCATCGGCGCACCTCACCGGGGAACTTCGCCACCCGGCGCCGGTCATTGCCAGTGACGGCCGGCCGGTCGGACGCCCCTCCCCATAGGTTTTCGCCGGTCGCCGTCTTTCCTCCCTTACGCATTCACCACCTCCAGGCTCTGGATACGGGGAATGCTCAGCTCGGACACGATGTCCGTGTTCGCAAAGTCCAGCGACTCGATGGCCGCAAACTGCTGATGCAGCTCCTCGCCCAGGCGGCTGAATGAAAAGCGCGCCTGCGGGTAGGTCAGCGTCGGTTGGTAGTCGCGCTGCGTGCTCTCGCGGAAGGCCGCTCGAACAAACAGCTCCACCTCATCGCGCAACGTTTCGCGCTGCGCGGTGGTCAGCGTCGAGCGCGGCCAGATCGCCAGGCTGATGTCGTGCAGGGTTTCCGGCATCGCCATCACCAGCAGGTCATCACCGTGGCCGTGGTTGCCGGCATCGCGGATATGCGCGTTGATCTGCGCCAGGTACGTCTCGGCGGGCACGCCGGCTTCGAACAGCACGTAGGCATTGGCGCTGCCGGGGCCGCGCGGTGCGCCGTGCTCGAAGTACACGCCATCAGGGCTTACGCCCGGGAAGGCGGCGATCAGCGCCCGGTACACCGCATCGGTGTGCCACTGGTTCACCGCGGACCATTGGTTGCGCACACGCAGGCGCAGCTGGTCGTCGGGCTCCTGGTCGGCGCCTGGCTGCGTCAGCCAGCCGTCGGCATTCACCACCTGGACGATGCCGGGGATCGGCTCCGGCAGGATTGCGTAGTAACCGGGCGCCAGGTTGTAGCCGCTGCCAGCTTCCTGTGCCCTGACGGGCACGCTCGCCTGCTGCTGGCCATCCGCAAAGGTCGCCGCCGCAGTGGTCACCAGCACATACACCGTGCCGTTGATGGGGGCCGACTGCACGCGAGTGCCGGCGGGCACCTCCAGGGAGCCGTCGGGCGTGCCGCGGGTCAGCAGCAACGTACCGACCGCGCGGGTCGCGGGCTTACGCTCCACGTTCACCGCCCAGGCCAACATGTCCAGCCAGGCGCCGGTGGCGGTTTTCACGAAGAAGTTCGGCAGTACCGTGCCGCTGACGAACTCCAGCAGCCACAGCACGGGCTTGGTCACCAGGGCGGTGACAACTCGCCAGAACGGAGAGTACGCGCTGGTGTTGCTCAGCTTGCTGCCCTGGGCGGTTACCTCGCTTTCCCAGGCTTGGCGCAGCCCCGCTTCGGTGGTGGGGATGCCCGCATCCATCAGCGCTTGCTTGAAATCTACGTCGCTCACAGGGCCACCTCGATGCTGCCGAATTTCAGGGTCTTGGCGGTCACCAGGTACTGGCCTGGCTCCACCTGGGTGATCAGTGCGGTACCGGGGACCAGGCGTTCGTCGGCCTCCACCAGCAGCTCCATTTGCTGGATGCAGTCGCGCTGCCGTAGCCGGTCGCGTTCGGCGACCAGCGTCACCAGCAGGCCGCTGTCGCGGATCATGTGAGCGATGTCCTGGGCGATGCTCGCGCGGTCGTCCACCAGCAGCGGCTGGCGGGACAGGTCCAGCAACAGGTCGTTGTCGGCGATCAGCAGGTCGATGTATTCGCTCATCCGCCCACCGCCATGCCCAGCATGTTTTCCAGCTCGAGCGGGCTCATCGCCTTGCCGGTGTGGATCTCGACTTTCTCAACCCGGGTGCCCTTGTCCTGGTTGCTGGTGTTCTGGATGCTGGTCAGCAGGCCGCCCGGCGGCACCGCGGTGGCGCGCTGCGGCGCAAGCCCGGCCAGCGGCTCGTTGATGCGTTGCTGGGTCTGCTCGGCCTGGGCGGCAGGCATCGGTGCGAGCACCAGGGGCGGGACGGCTGGAGCGCTATTTGCCGTTGCGTGCTGTAAGGCCCGGTCGATAGCCGGCGTGCTTGGGGGAGCCGTGGTGGCGACTGCAACTTCGCTGCCTGGCACGCTCGGCACGGCCGGCACGTCGCCAAACGTGGTGTCGATGTTGATGCCTGGAATCTTGTTCAGCAGCGCGATCAGGCCCTTCAGAGCCGACCCCAGAAGCGCGAACGGGGAAAGGTTGGTCAGTCCCCAGATGAACACGTCCCAGATGGCCTTTGCCGCCGTGGTCACCACTTCCAGCGAAGCCAGCCAGGCCACCATCTGCATGCCGAAGGCGACTACCTGCTGCAGGGCGACCCACAGCACGTTCAGTAGCGCGCCAAATACGCGGAACAGCATCACGACCGGCGTCAGCATCACGACGATGGCCTGGAACCACGCGGTGTCGCCGAATGCGGCCTTCAGGTCATCCCAGTAGTAGATTGCCGCGCCGACACCAATCACCAGCGCAGCGAGGCCGATGACGATCAGGGCAATCGGGCTTGCCAGCACCGATAGCATCCCGAAGATGCCGTTCAGGATGGTCAGCCCCGCTACGGCGGCGATTACGCCAAGCACCCCGAGCGTCAACATGCCGAGCAGCTTGGTGATGTTGGGGAACAGGCCCGCCCAGCGGGTCAGCGTGCCCGCGATAGCAGTCAGGCGCTCCATCAGAGGGGTAAGCAGCGGAATCAGCGCCTGGCCGAAGGCAATGCGCAGCGCCTGCACCGCGGCGCCGAACTGCTGCCAAGGGTCGACCATCGCCTTGGCCATCTTCTCGGCCTGCTCGAGGCCGTGCACGTTGCCCAGCTGCTCCATGCTGTTGGCCAGGCCCGTGGTGTCGGTCATCAGCAGCTTGATCAAGCCCACGGCCTCGTCGGAGCCGAACGCCTTTTTCAGCGCGTCGGATTCGGCCACGTCCAGCGTGTCGCCGAACTTGCCCTTGAGCTTGTCCAGGATCTGCAGCATCGGCAGCATCCGGCCCTGGCTGTCGGTGAACGACAGGCCCAGCTTCTCCTGGGCCCCGCCGACGCCAGACAGGAAAGCCTTGTACTTGGTACCGGCCTCGGCGCCGCCCATGGTCGCTTGCAGCGTGCCGAGGATGGCCACCTGCTCGGACAGGCCGATGCCGGCGGACGTCGCACTGGCGCCGATCGACGTGAACGCGTCGCTCATGTCCTTGCCGGTGGTCTTGAACATCTGCACGGCGAGCGCCGTCTGCCCGGTCAGGTTCTCCACCCACTCGGCCTTGCCCATGGCGTCGGCCTGGTTCTTGAAGATGCCGTACATGGTGCCGACGTAGCTGGTGATCGTGCCGGCGTCCGCCTTGGTCGCCTTGGCCAGCAGGTTGCTCGCGTTGGTGAACGAAGAAAGCTGCTCGCCGGTGAGCCCGGCGATCGCCGACTGGATGTCATAGGCCGAGGAAACGAAGTCGCGGGCGTTCGCGCCGTAGGCCACGGAGAACTCCAGCGCCTTGTCGTTCAGCCGCTGCAGCGCGTCCTCGGCCACGCCGAGGGATTTCACCTCGCCCAGGGCGCGGTTCATCTCCAGCGCCGGCTGCAGCGATTCGTTGATGGCCAGCCCAGCGCCCACCATGCCGGCCAGGCCGAAGCCCATCTGCCGGATGTTGTCCTGACCTTTCTCGGCCAGCTCGTTGAAGCCCATCTTCACCTTGCCCAACGGCGCGCTGACCTGGTCGGTCAGCTTCAGGATGAAGTTCAGGGCGGCGCTGTTCGTAGCCATCGATCACCTAACCATTCAACGCATGGGCAATGCCGTTCGCTACGGCGATCTCCATGCGTCTCCAGTACTCGTCCTCCAGCCACTTGGCGGTGCCCATGTTCTCGGGGGTGGGCGCCGCGCCAGGTAGCCAGCGTTCAGCCAGGGCCATCAGCTGGCCCAGGCCGTCTTCGGTCAGTCGTTCGGCTCGGTGGAGGGCTTTTTTACCGCCACCTCAACGTCCGGGCTGTACTCCTCGAGCAGCGTGCCGGCCACCTGCATGGTCAGCACCGGGTTGGCCAGCAGCGGGCGCAGCGCGTCCTTTTGGTCGGGCTGCACGGTGGTGGTCAGCAGGTTGTGGCCGGGGGCGACCTTGTTGCTCGGGGTCAGCGCGTTGAAGTACTTCGTCACGTCCTGGGCGGACAGGTTGAACGTGAAGTCGGTGGCGCCGATGGTGATCACGATCTGGCGTTGTGCGGTCATGCTCTGTTCCTCATAAGGGCTTCGATGTGGGCGCGCAGGTTGCTTTCCAGCTTGTCCATTGCACGCTCGAAATCGGTGGTTTTCGGGTAGTTCTGGGCGATCTCCACGCGCAGCTCCAGGTGCTCGCGTCGCGCCTCGCTCACCTGCCGGAACAGATGTGCCTGGAAGCCGATCACGGCGGTCAGCAGCAGCTCCGGCAGCAGGTTCATCAGGTTCTCCAGCAGGCCCATGTCAGGCGCTCCAGTTGCCACGCCCGCCGATGCGCACCGCGGCGTGCATCAGCCAGGCGAGGGCCTTGTTCATGCCTTCCTCGAGGAGGGCGGCGTGGAAGATCCTGTCCGCCTCGCGCTTGGTGAAGCGGTGGGTCAGGTTCGTGTAGATGAAGTCGTGCACGACGGCCGGCCGGCGGGCCTGCACGTGGTCGCGCGGCACGATGCGCCAGGCGAGGCGCGGCACGCTGGCCAGGTCGGTGCGGTAGCCCACCGGCACGATCACGCGGCGCCCATCGGCGGTGCGGTACTGCAGCGGCTTGACCACCTTCCACAGCGCGTCGCCGGGCACATGGCGCAGCTCCAGGTCGCTTTCAAAAGGCATCGGCAGCGCACTCCACGCGGATCCGGTTCGGCGCCGTGCTGGTGGCGATCGCCTCGCGCAGCACGCTGCGGCCGATCTCCGGCGCCGCGCAGTAGCGGCTCACCAGCGTGCCGGCGGCGGTGGCCACCGGGTTGCTACCGGCGCAGGCGGCAATGCCGAGGGTGGTGACCAGGGCAAGCGCGCAGGCCAACAGCTGGGTCTTGAACGAGTACTTCATGGTCAGTAGCTCCAGATCATCGGGCGGGGCAGCTGCTCGGCCGGCGCCATGTCCAGGTGAATGAACCGCCCGCTGCCCTTCTGCTGAACGCCGATGCCGGTGAAGGGCAGCGTCATGGCCAGGCGCAGGATGGAAACCGCCGCCGCACCGCTGCAGGCGATGTCCAGCGCCGCGCCGGTGCTGTGCGCGCCGGGCTTGGTCTTGCGCGCCTCCACCGGGTGCTGGCGGCAGCGGTAGGCGCTGCTGATCACCAGCGGCTGGCCGTACAGCGTGCGCAGCTGTTGCACCGCCTCCATGAAGGCTGGGTCCATCTCGGTGCCGTCGCTGCCGCAGCGACCGCATTTGCAGCGCAACTCGGCGTAGCTGAAGTTCGGCCAGGGGCTCTTGCTCATCGGGTGGCTCGCTTCTCGAAAAGGGTTTGGCACGGGGTGCAGCGGGTCACCCCGCCCAGCGCGCGGCGCTTGGCGGGGATCTCCTCGTCGCAGTCCTGGCAGTGGTGCAGGCTCGGGCCGTTCGGTGAGCGGGCCAGCTGGGCGGCCAGGGCGCGCTCCAGCTCCCGTTCTTCGCGGTCAACCGCGCGATCGACCCAGTCCGCCATCAGCGCAGGCCCTCGATCTCTTCAGCGGCGAGGTACGGCACGCCGTTGATGCGGATGAAGTCCGGGCTGGTGACGTCGAAGGGCACCTTGTGCTTGCTCTTCTCGCCGCCCTTGGGGTCGATGTTGAGCAGGCTGGATACCTTCAACTTGCAGCCGAAGGCCTCCACGCGCAGCTCCTCCTCGCCGGCCTTGGCGAAGAACACCGAGTCGAACGGATCGAGCTGGCGGAAGCTGCCGGCGCGCTTGGCGGCCTCGATCAGCAGGTTGAAGTTGGCGGTGTCGAATTCCATCTCGCCGCCGGCGGAAACATCGCCGTCCACGTGCCCGTTGGGCACGCCCTTGTCCTGCGCCACCGCGGTGTTGTCGGTGATGTCCAGGGTGCAGCTCTCGACGTGAACCAGCAGGTCGCCCAGGTTCACGTCGAAGTTTTTGCCACCGATACGTGCCATGCGGGCTTACTCCGAATCGTCGTTGGAAAGGTCGAGGGCGATGTTCGCCGTGAGGTCTTTCGGGCAGTTGTAGGGCTTGAGCTTCAGGTAGGCCTCGACCTTCGTTTTGCTCTGCCACACCAGCACGATGTCGCCGTCTTTCGGCGGCTCGATCTCGCCCGGGAACACCTGGCCGGCGAACTGCACCGAACGCGACATGGCGCGCAGGGGCGCCATCAGCGCGCTGGTGGCCGCGGCCATGGAATTGGGGGTGCTGTTCAGGCGGCGGTCGGCGACCCGCTGGATCAGCAGGATGCGCACCCGGCGCGCGGCCTTGTCCGCCAGGCGCAGGTACTCCACCACCTGGAAGTCGCTGCCCGGTGCGTCGAGCATGTTGCCGTCGCCCCAGAACACGCCCGGGTAGTCGGGGTACGTCTGCGACACGCTGAAGCGGGCGCTGTCCAGCTCGGCGCGGATGGCAGAGGGCAGCGGGATGTCGTCGACGTCCACCGGCGTTTCGCCCAGGCCCAGCACGGCGCCTGTGGCCACGCGCATGGGGCTGTCGGCGATGCTCACCGCGGCGTTGGCCAGGCGCCCGGCCAGCACGCCCAGGTCGTTGCCGTGCAGCTGCGGTACCACCAGCACGCGCGGCGCCGCCAGGTCCTGGACGATGGCGCGCTGCTCGATCAGGTACTGGTTCCAGGTCTGCAGGTCCGGATCGCAGCCGGCGGTGGCCGCCATCACGAACACGCGGCGGCCGTAGGTGCTGTTCAGCATCACCGCGGCGTCGTGCATCGCGCTCAGCTCGGCGCCGCTGGTCACCGGCGAGGTGATCACCACCGCCTCGACCGAGAAGCCCTGCTGCTGGGAGTACTCCAGGGCGTCCTGCCAGTTGCCGGCTACCGCATCGATCGGCGCAGCCAGGCAGGCCCAGCGGTCGCCGCCGTTCAGCCGCGCCGCGGTGACCTGGCGTTTCAGGTCGCTGTCGGCTTCGCCCAGCGCCGCGTCCAGATCGCTCTGGGTGTTCAGGGGGATCAGCTCGCCGACGTTCGCCGCGGCCGGGCCGATGAAAAGGAAATAGCGCTCGATCTCGGTCACGGCACCCTGGCCGAGGTTGAGATTGTTGACGCTGACTTTGCCGAGTGCCATGCA